TCTGTTCGACGATTTGCAAGTAACACCAACTGCGATTGATGCCCTGCACGTACACGCTGAAGCTGAAATCCGCAGCGGCACTACTGACTCCTCCAGCAGCCAGACCTGTCGTGTTATGCCCGGAGTTGGCGGTTGTCTCCGCAAGGTAGTACGCAGAGATCGAGCCATCAGGGCCAAGCGAGCCATTCGCCGCCGCCGTGGTAGCGTTCAATACCCACGACGTTCCGCCCGGTGTATCGGACTGCAACAGCAGGTTCGGACCGTTGTCCACGAGGGCGCACTGCGAGCAACTTGACCAATCAGTATCGTAGTAATCCCCAGCGATACCGCCAGTGGTCGTGACTCCTGAATACGGGCCGAATTTGTAAGCGCCGGTGACGAGCGGCACGCGCACGGCTTGCAGTAATCCGTACGCCTGATTTTGCACCGTGGCCCATACAGGTCCACTCGTTGACGCCCCGGTCCGCCCATCCGCCGCTGCATCGTTATATAGAACGAGTCCGCTCGAAAGCCCGCGCCCTTGAGTTACGAAAAATCGCACGACGTAGGGCACGAAGGCAGTCAGGTTCGGCGGGACGGTCGATATCGGTGCGACCATGCCGTTGCCGGTTCCGTCATATACGTTGCGCACCGCGCGCACCTTGCGATCGAGCAGCGTGGCAGTCATGGCCGCGCTTTCGACGCCCCAGGTTCCAGCGAGCGAAGGTGCCGAGAAATTGTTATTCGGAAACAACTCCCCCGACGGAAACGACCCGCGCTGCACATAGTCGCCGGGCGAATAGAGCAGGCGATTGGCAGCGCCGCGTTGATTCGCGACGAGTGACTCCAGCCGCCCGCGGTCCATCCCCGTAAGGTTCATGTAGTCGAGCTGGAACCCCCATCGATCGGCCGGCCGCGTGATCGTGCGCACGTTGCTCGACAGTGGGGAGCTGAAGCGGCCGGTCTTGTCCATGATCCGCGGGGCAATCTTCGCCACGCGGACATCGGGCATCCACAAATCCATATCGTCTATGCCGTCCGCGGTCCGCCGTAGCCTTGGCGCTGAAAAGCGTCAAGCACGTCGCGCTTGGCTTTGGATGCCGCCTCGGCGAGCAGCGTCGGCAGTGCCGCCCGCAACTGCGCATCACCATTGGGCGCATTGATGTTGTAGACCGGCGCGAAATGAAGATTGCCGCCGCCCCCAGCGCCATTCGGGACGATGGTGCCGCCCTGATCCGGGATGAAGAGCTCGGGGCCGTTCTCACCGACGAGGTTCGGTCGGCCAATCGTGGGGCGACCGCCCGATGCATGGCCAAAAGCACCTGAGCTAGCGGCCGCTGGAGCCGCGGCGGCGCCAGTTGGGCCGATGAGAAAGCTGGCGAACATGCCTCCGAGGCCGCTGCCGCCGCCCTTGTTGTCCAGCGCAGTCCCAAACAGCTTCTTCAGGATATCCGCGGCCATCGCCTCAGCAATCATCTTGCGAACGATGTCGATGAAATCAACGAGCATGCCCTTGATGCCCTTGTGGAACGGATCAAAGAGGAAAGTGGCCAGGGAGGTCTCCATGTTGCGTGCCGCCTGATCGCCGAAGACCCGCATCTGGTCATACATATTCTGGCTGGCTTCGCGCGATTTGATAAATTGCTTGTCCAGTGCCTCGAGCTCGCGGATGGCTTCCTTTGCGGCGGTATTGCCCAGATCGACGCTCTTCGCTCCGTCGAAGTTGGATCGAGTTGCCTTATCCATCTCGGCCAACGCCTCGGCTATCGCCTCCTTCATGTCGAAGGCCTTGGCGATGATGGGGGCGGCCATCTTCCCGGCGGCGCTCTCAGCCTTCGGCGCAAGCTCATCGAGGCCGCTACCGGACTCAGCCCACAGTTTCTTCAGAAACTCGTTTCCCCGCTTCTCCGACTCTTCCGCCTGCTTCTGATAGTCGGCCCAGATCTGTTTGGTTTGGCTGAACGGCGATACCATAATCGCCGCCAGAGCACCGATCGCATTCCCGATATCGGCAAACGTCTTGTAGACGCTATAGCCGGCGTCCACGATCACTTTCAGCCCGGTGATCAGCGCGGATGACTTTTGGTTAAAGTCGTTCGCGCCCTTGCCGGCGTCAACGAATGCGCTGGCGACGTTGGTGAGGGTCGGCAGAATCTCTGTGACCAGTGATTTCCACAGGCCACCCAGGACGGTCTGCAACTCGTTTAGCTTATGGTGAAACTCCTCGGCCTTGGCGGTATCTTTCTCCGACAGCGTGCCGCCAAGCTCATCGAGCCGGTCCGAGTATTCCTTGATACCCTTCGAGCCCTCATTCAACAGCGGGATCAGGTCGGCGCCGGCCTTGCCGAACAGCGCTTGCGCCAGCGCCGTTTTCTCGGCGCTATCCTTGTAGCTTTCGAATTTGTCGGCGACCTCCGACAGCAGATCGTTCATCGGCTTCAGATGGCCGGTCGAATCCTTGACCTTCACGCCGATCGCGGCGAAGGCCTCGGCCTGTTTGCCGCTTCCGCTCGCCGCGGCCTCCGCGCTCTTCGCGAACTTCTCAATACCGGAGGTGAGTTGATCGGTACCGACGCCCGCTTGCTTCGCCGCGAACTCGAGACGCGAGAACTGCTCCACAGCGAGCCCCGTCTTTTCCGATGCATGTTCGACCGCGACCGCATGCTCAACGAACTCGTCGAACTTATGGATGATCTCTCCTAGGCCCAGGGCAATGCCGGCGAACTCCAGGGCGCCTTTGACCTTCTCGCCGACCTCGCGCGCCTGCTCGCCGAAGTGCTCGAGGTGCTCGTTGGCGCGATTGAGGCCGGTTTCCAGACTCGCGGTGCGGGCCGCGATATCGACCAGCACACTGAAAAGTGACACGGCTAACCTCTCACTCGCGCGCGAATCTCGGCGGCTCCGGTCAAAGCCTCCCGTTCCATCTCAGCCTGTTGCCGCGCTTCCTCCTTCAACTCCTGTTCAGCCAAGATAAAGCCCATCCATTCGCCGAATTGCTTGGCTGACATGTTGGCGAGCATCTGATCCACGTTCGGTTGGCCCAGCTCCCGCGCTATGCGGAAGGCGAAGTAGCGTCGAGGCTGGGCGCGGAGTTTTTTGCGATGTCTTTGACTTTCTTATCCTCCGTGGCGTTGATCTCGTGGCCCTTGCTCACGATCTGGTGAACGACGGCGGAAGACTTGCCCGTCAGTTGCTGCGCCTGCTCGACGGAGCAGACCGGGTTGCCATCCGCATCGGACAAGAACGAGGAAAGCGCCGATACCATTCGCGCTTTCGCGACCTCAACCTCCGTGCCCGCGATCCCCTTCAACTGGACGTAGAACTCGATCGCCTCGAGCGCGGACAGTCGGCGCACACATACCGACCCACCCCACTCCGGGACGGGCACCTCTTCGACCTTGCGATCTTTCGCCGCAAGCATTTCCTCGATGGTGAGCATCAGACGATCTGCCTCGCGAGCGCCACGCCGTCGGCACCAGATATTTTGATGGGCGCGACGTTCAGCGCACCAACCTTCTGTCCCATCGGCGAATAGCTGCCCAACAAGCCATTGCCGGTATAGGCCGGATTGGTCGCGCTGCGGGCCGCATTCGTCGGACGCACCTCAATGGGGACCTGTGTGCCGACGAGCGGAAACAAGGTCGCATCCACCTTCGCCGCCGCATAGTCCTGCGCGAAAATGACATCCAGCGACCAGTCCTTCAGGCCGCCCAGGCGCGACAGGCCGGCTTGGCCCATCGAGGTTGAATCGACCTCGGCTGCCGAGTAGTTCACCGTGACCGTGTCCACGTGATCGGACAGATCGACGGCATTGATCAGCACCATCGCGTTGGTAAGAACGAGCTTAGCCATCGAAACGACTCCTTAGCTTGCGAGCCCGAGTGAGGCCGCGAATGTGACGGAGGGGGAACCGCCTGCGACGGTCCATGTGAACTGCCAAAACTGATCGGTGATGGGTCCTGCGACCTCGAGGATCTGCGAACCGGTCAGCGTGTTGATCGCATTGAAGGTCGCGCGCACGGTCGGTGATGCCATGCCGATGGTCGCCGCGGACCGTAGGGCGAGCGTGAATGTCGGTGTGCCCGAGAACGCGCTCAGATGCAGCGCGGCCACCATCCGTTGGAGCGCGGTCGCAGGGATCGCGAGCGGCCCGTAAATGTTGCCGTTGCCGGAGGCCGTCACTGCCACGCGGTTCTCGGCGAGAATGCCTTGCGCGAGGCGCCCCGCATTGCCCGAGGAGCTCGTGCTGCCGGCGTTCTGCGCACCGCGCAGCGAGAAGGCAAGCGGATTGCCGACCTTGCCACCGATGCCGCCGTACTGGGCCAATGTCGCGCACATGAGATAGGCCGGATCGCCCGCCGCGGCTGCTCGAGTCAGCGCCACCGTGATGGGGACGTTGGTTCCCACGTCTCCGAATAGACTCAAGTCGGGCTCCTGCGCTACCTCCCAGAAGCCGGACGCGGAGATCACGCCGTCCTTCAAGCCACCGGCACGTGCCATGCCCGCATTGGCGAAGGTCGTAACGTCCAACTCTGCCGCGCTCGATTGGATGGTCACCTGGTTGACCTGGCTTTGGATGTTGACGTCATCCACCCACATCGTGCAGTTGGCGATTGTTTTAGCCATTTACAGTTCCCGGAAGATCACGCGAAAGTCGCGCACGAGGTGATGGGTCCGCGTCGGCTCGTCATAGAGGGAGGGGCCGCCGGCCTGCGTGAAAATGTCATCGACCGTGAAGCCGCCCGCGGTTCCTTTGAATCTCTGCAGCGCTTTGCGACATGCATTTGCGAGCACAAGCGCATCTGGATAGGTCGCGTGCCAGCAATGCAGCCGCAAGCGTGAATCGCAGATGTCGGCATCGCTCCCCATCTGGGAGAAGCGCATGCCGTCGAAGTCTTCGTACGTCACGTACGGGGCAACCGAGTCCTGAGGCGCGACACCTGGATACACGGCGGCCCCAATCAGTGACTGCACGGTCGGGTCGGCGCCGAGCAGCGCCTTGGCGACAAGTCCAGCGCTCATATCGCACCCAATCGCCTGGCGCGACTCTCGGCCCTGTCGAGACCTCGCTCAAACTCGTCGATCACTTCTTGCGCGGCTGCTTGTTGGCCTGCCTCAAAGGCGGCCGTTACAAAAGGATGCGGTGGGGCATGCCGGGTACCGAACTCGACGAAGCGCCAATAGAACGCCAAAGCGTTGACAACGACTCGGCCGCGGACGGTTGCTGCAGTTTTGCGGATGGCGACACGCAGATTCGAAACCAACTGACCCGCGTGCTTGTC